AAAACCTAAATCAAGAATATGAAAATTTAGGTTTTGAAGAAGGTCCATCTTATACAGGTTCTCCACAAATAGAACCAGCTAGAATGGCTGCAGAACAAATGCAGAAGTTAATACATGATCAGCTTGAGGAAAGTAAAGCTATTACAATTATGCGTCATGTATTTTTTGAAATGGCATTGATGGGTACAGGAATTTTAAAAGGACCATTTACAGACACAAAAGAATATCATGCATTTTCTACAGCAGAAGATGATGAAGGAAATATTGAAAGAGTTCACGCAACTAAAACAAAAGCTGTTCCATCTATAGAAGCTGTATCATGTTGGGATTTTTATCCAGATCCAAATGCTACAACTATGGATGATTGTGATTTTGTAATTCAAAGACACTCATACAATAAAGCACAGTTTGAAGATCTAGCAGATAAACCAATGTTTGATAGAGAAGCTGTAATGGAATGTTTACAAATGGGACCTAACTATCAAACAAGAGGATTTGAATCTTCTCTGTATGATAGAGAGAATATACAAACAATTTATAAAAATAGATTTGAAGTTTTAGAATATTGGGGTATAATAGATAGAAAAACTGCAGATGAATGTGGTTTAATGTACAGCGCAGATTCAGACAACATACATGTTAATGTTTGGGTATGTGGTAATAAAGTTTTAAGAATGGTTGAAAATCCATTTACACCAACTAGAATACCTTATTTAGTTTGTCCATACGAATTAAATCCATATCAATTCTTTGGTATTGGTATTCCAGAAAACATGGAAGACTCTCAAATGGTTATGAATGGTCATGCAAGAATGGCTATTGATAACTTAGCACTTGCAGGTAATTTAGTATTTGATGTTGATGAAACAATGCTAGTACCTGGACAAGACATGAAAGTATTTCCTGGTAAAATATTTAGAAGACAAAGCGGCCAGACAGGACAAGCAGTACATGGATTAAAGTTTCCTAATACTGCATATGAAAATTTACAAATGTTTGATAAGTTTAGACAGTTAGCTGATGAAGCAACTGGTATACCTTCATACTCACATGGAGCAACAGGTGTACAATCTACAACTAGAACAGCATCAGGTATGTCAATGCTAATGGGTGCTGCAGCTTTAAGTATTAAAACAGTAATTAAAAATATTGATGACTATTTATTAAAGCCCCTAGGACAATCATTGTTTTATTGGAACATGCAATTCAATGATGATGCTCCACATATACAAGGTGATCTAGAGATTAAAGCTCAAGGCACTTCTTCTTTGATGCAGAAAGAAGTAAGATCTCAAAGACTAATGACATTTATGCAAACAGCAGCTAATCCTGCACTTGCACCTTTTGTTAGATGGCATACATGTTTAACTGAAATTGCTAAGTCTTTAGATATTGATCCAGATCAATTAATTAATGATCCAGAGAAAGCTGCGATCTATGCACAAATAATGGGAATGGCAAATGGAAATCAAAACAATACAGCCGCTGCTGGAGGACAAAGTCAAATGGGACAGGCTAGTCCAGTACCTCCAGGAGCTTCGCCAACAGATCCATCAGGAGCTGGAGGTGGCAACATCGGAACAGGCAATGTACCGATGCCAGGGGAAGCTGGCTTTAGTGCGTCAAATACTCAACCTGGAAGAGGCGAACAAACGGAATAAAATAGATGGTAAAAACATTTGATTCAAAAAGACAAGGTGGCGGAACTGTTTCTATAGTCCGTGATGCACAAGGTAATTATGTTTTAAAAGAAACTGGGTTTGACAAAATTGCACCTTTACAGTTACCAGAATTAGGTGCTGTTGCTGCAACAACTACAGCTGCAAAAACAGAAACAGCTGCAGATAAAACTGGTACAACTACTGCAGATCAAACTAAAGCAGCATTTTTATTACCTAAGAAAGATGATAAAGATGATCAGTTTACTACAGAAAAAATGTTAAAAAGTGCTACAGATGTTAGTAAAGGTTTACAAACAACATTTGATAAACCTAATATGAGAGATGTAGCTGGAGAACGTAAAGGAACATTTGATGCAGATACATTTGACGATGCTGTAGGAACTAGAATTAAAGATCCAACTGAATCTGTGTTTGGTAGATCAACTGTATCACAAGAACAATTGCAAAGGCAAGATATGTTACCTAGTGTTCAAACACCGCAAAGCAAATTAAAATTATCAGCTGCAGAAAAAGAAAAAAGAAAACCTAAATTTTTATCAGGCTTATTAGAAACTTTAAAAGGGCCAAAACTTAAAACAGATCAAACTAAATTTACTAAACCATCAGAAAGAGCAGCGTTAGGTTTCCCTGGTGATAAATCAGAAGTTGCACAAGGTGCTATGCCTGAAATGTTAGATCCAACTGGAAGAATGGGTGCTTCTAATACATTAGGTATATCAGCAGACCCATCAAAAACAATGGCTATGAAACAAGCAGAATTAGCTAGTGGTACTATATCACCTAGAGTGCCTGATGCAATTATACAAGGCCAACCTTCTGTACCTGCTAAACAAACTTTTGTACAATCAGTCGGTACAGCATTAAAAGATTTTGTAACACCAGGAATAGCAGTAATGAGAGAATTAGGCAAACCTCGTAATGAAACAGAGGCAGCAGTTAATTTTAATAAAAGATATTTTACAGATAGAGGTGATGGTAGAATTGGTGGTAATCCAGCAACAGATCTATTTGCAGGTATGAATAGAGTTTCTGCATTTGGTAATTTAAATTTAGCTGGTGCAAAAAGAGTTTCTAAAAGAGAAAAAACTATTGAGAAAAAAGGTTATGGTCCTGGTGATAAATTTTATGATGATACTCAGAAAATGAAAAAAGAACTTAATGATTACAGAGAAGGTAAAGCACAAGATAGAGATGAAAGAATGGGTAATACTAAAACTAATGTTACAGGTTTTGGTAAAACAGGATTAGGTAGAGATACAGATTATATGGGTCAAGGTGGAGGACCATCTAACGGTGGTAAAAGTATAGTTTGTACTGCTATGTATCAAACTACAGGATTACAAGACTGGGCTAAAGCAATGAAGATATGGTATATATACCAAAAAAAATATTTAACTATACAACACCAAGAGGGGTATCATAAATTATTTAAACCTTTTGTAAAAGCTATGCATAAAAGTAATATTATAAAAGCAATAGGTGCACACTTTGCAAAACATAGAACACAACATTTAAAACATGTAATGTTTAATAGTAAACCTTCGTTATTAGGTAAAGTTTATAATAAAATATTAGAACCTATTTGTTATTGGGCAGGTAAAAAATAATGGCTATAGTAGATATGAAAAGCACTGTTGCTAAAGATCAAAATACAATGACAGGTAAAATAAATGAATCACCTAAAAAATTAAATGCTCCTAATTTATCAGGCATGAATAAACTATTTGAAAGAAAACAACCTGCATCTGCACCTATGGAAGAAGAAGCACCTATGCAAGATACTACACAGATGCCTACAAATGATTTAATAGCAAAAGTACAAAATTTACCAGATGAAGATAAAGCTGTATTATCTGCAGTTCTATCTCCATCTGTTAGTAATGTTTTAGTCCAATTAGCACCAGAGTTAGCTCCTCTTGTAGAAGCTGCTGGTCCTAAAGAAGAAAATGTTATTATACCTGTATCTATGTTCAAAAGTTTTGCAACAAAAAGATACAGTGGTGATGAGACACAAGCAGTACAAAGTTTAATTACTGATATGTCTGGAACTGAGATGGGACAATCAACTGTGCCACCTGATACACAAATGGCAGAAACTGAAGAATCTGGTATGGAACAAGAGTTCAATACTATTGATACTGAAGGAGAACTTGCTTAGTATCAGCCCACAAATTATGGAATAGAGCTACCCTTACCCATAAGGCACTCAACCAATAGGTAAAAATAATGGAAGAAGAAAAGAAGGTTTCTGAAGAAACTAAAGTTAGTGTACAAGAAGCAAATCCTTATAATAAAAATTATGGAGAAGATGATCCAGAAGTTGAAGCATTTGCTAAAGGTGAATTAACAAAGTTTCATAGGGAACAAAGAGAAAAAGAAGCAGAAGCAGCAACCGAACAGAAGGACACCAATGCATCTGAAGAGACTGCAGACAAATTAGATCAAAAGGCTACTCCTATCGCTGAACGCCCTGCAAAAGCTGAAGATCGTGTTTTTAAAAAACGTTATGACGATTTGAAAAGACACTATGATTCTACAATTCAAAAACACAAGGAAGAGCTTTCTTCTTTGCGTACACAATTAGAGTCAACTGCAAAACAATTTGTAGCTCCTAAATCTAAAGAAGAATTAGAAGCATGGAGAAAAGAGTATCCCGATGTTTATGATATGGTAGAAACCATTGCAATGAACAAAGCTACTACTCGAACTGCAGAAATTGAAGATAAATTTAAAAACCTTCAACTCCAGCAAGAACAAATTGCAAAAGAAAAAGCTGAAGTAGAACTTTTAAAAGTTCATCCTGATTTTAATGATCTTCGTAAAAATGAAGATTTTCATTTATGGGCTGAACAACAAGATCCTACTATTCAAAATTGGCTGTATGAAAATACATCTAATTCTAAGTTAGCTGCAAGAGCTATTGATCTATATAAAATGGATCGTGGTTTAAGTACATTAACTAAAAAAGAAGAAAAGGATGTTAAGAAAGAAGCTGCTAAAGCAATTTCTAAAACTAAGAAAGCTAATGACTCTGACGTACCAAAGAAAAAAATTTGGACAGCTAGTGAGATTGCAAGATTAAAACCTTACCAGTTTGAAAAATTTGAAAAAGAGATTGACCTTGCTCGTTTAGAAGGTAGGATTGAACAACGATAACAATCTAACTAAACAATAACAAGGAGGAACAACCATGGCTTTTGGAAGTTCAACAGGATATAATAACCTTGCACAAGGTAATTTTACTCCACAAATCTTTAGTCAGAAAGTTCAGAAGTTCTTCAGAAGAGCATCAGTGGTAGAAGATATTACTAACACTGATTACGCTGGAGAAATTGAAAACTTTGGTGACACAGTAAAGATCATTAAAGAGCCCACAATCACAGTTAAAGATTATGCTAGAGGTCAAACAGTTGATACACAAATATTAGCTGACGACCAAATAACTATGACTGTTGACCAAGGTTCATACTTTGCTTTTAAAGTTGATGATATTGAAGAAAGACAATCTCATGTAAACTTTGAAGCTCTTGCAACCTCTTCAGGTGCATATTCATTAAAAAAAGCGTATGACTACAATGTATTGAAGTTTATCTATGATAACGCTTCTACATCAGCTAGTGATACTGGAACTGATGGTTCACCAATTGATGGTGACGCAGCAGTTGACACTTTAGCAGATGTTGTATCATCAGCTAAAAAAGTTCTTGATAAAAATGATGTGCCAGAAGAAAATAGATGGCTAGTTGCACCACCTGAATTTTTTGAGCAATTAAGAAAAGCAGGTGCTAAACTATCTGACCAATCAGTAATGGCTGATGGCGGTGCATCTCAAATCAGAAATGGTAAAGTCACAGACAGACCATTATTTGGTTTTAACATGTACTCAACAAATGCTATTGCAGTGTCTAGTGGATCTGCAGCATCTCATACTTTTGGTTCTTCAGGATCAAATGAGTTTGCATTTTTATATGGACATGCGTCAGGAGTTGCGACTGTAAATCATATCGCAAAAACTGAATTAATCAGAGACCCTGATTCATTCGCAGACGTAGTCAGAGGCTTACACGTTTATGGAAGAAAAATTCTTAGAGACGAAGCAGTAAGATCTGGTGTAATAACAATAGGTTAATTAGGAGGATAATAGAGAACTATGGCAACTTATAATGTAACAGGTGCTGGTGGAACTACTGGGCATCCTGCTAATGGTAGAACACCTTACTTAGTTGAAAATACAATTGATGTATCAGCAATTAATGGCGACAGCGGTGCAGCACAGAATGATATTATTCAGTGCTTAGACATCCCTGCTGAAACTTTAATCATGGAAGCTGGAATTGAGGTAATCACTGCATTATCTTCTTCAGTTACTATGGACTTAGGTATCACAGGTGGAGACATTGACAGATACGCTGATGGCGACACTAACGCTACAGGGTTTTCTGCACCAACAGCTACAGCTAGAACTATAGTTGCAAGTGCAGATACTTTGGATATTAAAGTCTTAGATGCAGCTTCATCTGCAGGTAAGATCAGAGTATTCGCTGTACTATGTGATGTATCAGGTATTGACGAAACTGATAGAAATACAGACTCTCAGCACGACACTGCTGTGTAATCTGTTTAATTTTAAGGGGGGCTATATGCCCCCTTTAATTAATACCCCTTATAATATTTAGGAGATCTATGGCTATTCATGATTTAACAAAAAAAACTAGAGCTAGTACAGGACAAAAAATTATTCCGTTAGGGCCAGTTGATAATACTATGAGGGTTATTAAATTAGAAAAAAGACTTGATGACCAAGAACAAAAACTAGACAAAATTTTAAATTTATTACAACATGGCAACAACTTACCTAACACTCACAAACAGAGTACTTAGAGAATTAAACGAAACAGAATTAACTTCAAGTACGTTTGCCTCTAGTAGAGGTATACAAACTGCAGTTAAAGATTTTATAAATAAAGGTATTCATGATATTTATAATGAAACAGGTGAGATACCTTTGCTGTATTCAAGAACATCACAAGATTTAACTATTGGCGATAACGAATATGATTTTCCAGCTGACTTTAGAAAAGCAGATATGGATTCATTTTTTCTTAAACCAAAAGAATTAGTTACTAATGGTGAGTTTACATCTAACATAAATAGTTGGACAACTGGTGATGGATCACCATCTCATACTTCAAGCGGTAATGGTAGATTAAATCTTAATGATGCAGCTGCATATCAAGCTATTAATACTACAGTAAATAAAACTTATAAATTACAACTTAGAGTATTAAGCCCAAACAGTTCAACAAGTGGACTAATTGTTAGAGTTGGTACATCTGCAGGTGGAACACAAAATTTAAATACAACACGAGCTGTAACTAATTTTAGAGAAGGTGCTATATTAAATACTACATTTACAGCTACAGCACAGACATCTTTTATTTATGTAGAATCAGATGGTGTACAATTAGATGTTGATTATGTAAGAATATCTAGAAGTGATATACCTCTTAGAAAATTAGTTTATGTATCTTACGATAATTTTTTACAAATTTATAAAGTAACTGATGATACAAATAATAGTGGTAATTATTCTGATCCATTAAGAGTTTATATATTACCAGATCATTCTGCATTTGGTGTTAGCCCAAGACCAAACACAAATGAATACACAGTGCATTATGATTATTATGCTACACACACAGATTTATCAGCACATGGCGATAACATGAGTTTACCTGATAGATTTGGTACGCTAATTGTAGATAGAGCTAAATATTATACATATATGTTAAGATCAGATCCACAACATGCTCAATTAGCAGATAGAGATTTTCAAAGAAAACTTAGATTATTAAAAGTAGACTACGCTACTAAAAATGATTATATGCGTAGCGACACAATAGGTGAAAGTATTGCTACAAATATAGGAGGCAGAGTATCATAATGGCTATGGATTTTAGAGAAAATAAAATGAAAGAACCAGAAGATAATATGAGATATGCTGAAAGAAAAGCTACTAGAGTTATGAATAATGGTTTAAATAATCAAAGTGATACTAATTTAATTAAAAGAGAAAAAAAAGATTTTGAGTTATTAAAAACAAAAGAATCTAAGTCAGACCTTTTTGGTCCATTAACAAATAAAGAAACAGAACGATTACAAAATTTATCTATAAAGAGAGAAAAAGATAAAGATGCCAACTACTGATTTAATATCACCATTTGTAGTAAGTTGTGCTGGTGGGTTGACATTGAACAAAGATGTGTTTTCAATGAGACCTGGTGAAGCACTTATCTTACAAAATTTTGAACCTGATATAAAAGGTGGATACAGACGTGTTAGTGGAACAGCATTATATAATACTACAATTGTACCACAAGGATCTAGTAATACTAGTCTAGTAGTAGATTGTTCAATAATATTTAATGGACAGATTATTGTAGCTAGAGGTGGTGATATACATAGAGGTACAACTAGTGGTAGTTTTACAACTTTAACAACTGGATTAGGTACATCTACTAGAGCATACGATTTTGAAAAATTTAATTTTAATGGTACAGATAAATTAATTATAGCAACAGGACACTCAGCTGCACAAATAATTAATTCTAGTTTTGCAGTTGATGTAGTAAATGCAACAGGTGGTGGTACAGCTCCAAGTAATCCTAAATTTGTAAAAGCATTTCAAAATCATATGTTTTATGCAGGTGCAACTAATTCGCAAGAAGTTATATTTAGTGTACCATTTGAAGAAGATAATTTTACATCGGCTAGTGGAGCAGGATCATTTAAAGTTGACTCTACTGTAGTTGGAATGAAAGTATTTAGGAATGAATTAATTATATTTTGTGAAGATAGAATTTATAAATTAACAGGTACATCCTCAAGTAATTTTGCAGTACAAGAAGTAACTAGAAATATTGGATGTAGAGATGGTGGTAGTATTCAAGAGATTGGTGGTGATGTTATATTTTTAGCACCAGATGGTTTAAGAACTATTGCTGGTACGGCTAGAATTGGTGACGTTGAACTTGGATCTATATCTAGACAAATACAATCTAGAATTGATGAAATTACATTAGATAGAATATCTTCTGTAGTAATTAGATCAAAATCTCAATATAGATTATTCTATCCAGTTACAGCCACAGGACAACTATCATCAAAAGGAATTATAGGTGTATTAAAAAATAATCCTAATACAGGACAAATAGGATTTGAATATGCAGACATGGTTGGTATTAAACCAGCTTGCACAGATTCAGATTTTATTAGTGGTGTAGAAACACAAGTATTTGGTGGTTATGATGGATTCATCTATAAAATGGAAACAGGAAATACTTTTGCTACAGGTGCAACTACAAGTACTATACAAGCAGTATATAGATCACCTGATATGGTAATGGGAGATCCAGGTGTTAGAAAATATATGCAAAGAGTTAACTTAAACTATGAAGGTGAAGGTACATCTATTGATGCAAACTTAGCTCTTAGATATAATTATGATGACCAGAATAGTCCACAACCAGCAAAAATTGCACTACCAAGTGTAGGTGGTGCTGGACAATATGGAGCTGCAACTTATGGTAGTTCACTATATGATGCATCAGGTGTTCCATTAGTAAGACAAACAGTAGAAGGATCTGGATTTGCAGTAGCATTACAAATAGATGATCAAAATAGTGCAGACTCATTTTCAGTTAAAGGATTTCAATTAGAATTTACCCCAGGAGGAAGAAGATAATGGCAGGCTATTCGGCACGACAGTCTAGTTTCACTACAGGTGATACTATACTTGCAGCTCATTCCAATGATGAGTTTAACCAAGTATTGGCTGCGTTTCATGCAACAACAGGACACTCACATGACGGAACAGCAGGTGAGGGTGGCCCTATTAGTACACTTAGAGATGCAGACTCATTAAATAAAATACTTGTAGATACAAGTAATAATCATTTAGAATTTTATGTAGAAGTATCTTCAGCTGCTGTACAGCAGTTAAGAATACAAGATGGTGCTATTGTACCTATTACAGATAATGATATAGACTTAGGAACTTCCTCTCTTGAGTTTAAAGATTTATATGTAGATGGCACAGCACATGTTGATGCTATTAATTATAATGGTACAGCTATAACATCAACTGCAGCAGAACTTAATATCCTTGATGGTGTAACTTCTACAGCAACAGAATTAAATATAATTGATGGTGATACATCAGCTACTTCAACAACAGTTGTTGATGCTGATAGAGTTGTACTAAATGATGGTGGTACAATGAAACAAGTTGCAGTTACAGATTTATCTGCATACTTTGATGATGAGATTACAGCAATGCCTAATCTTACATCCGTTGGAACACTTACAACTTTAACAGTTGATAACATAATTATTAATGGCACTAATATAGGTCACACATCTGACACAGATGCTATAGCTATTGATTCAAGTGGTAATGTAACAGCATCACAAAATTTAACTGTAACTGGAGATCTTACAGTATCTGGTGATGATATTACTATGGGTACAAATACATCTGGTAATTTATTAATTGCAGATGGTACAAACTTTAATTCAGTAGCAGTAGGTTCATTATCAGAAATATCTACAATAGCTAGTGATGATGTATTCTTAGCAGTTGATACTTCAGGTGGTGGCCTTAAAAAAGTTGCAAGGTCAACAGTTGTATCAGGACTAGCTACATCAAGTGCAATATCAAATGTAGTTGAAGATACTACACCACAATTAGGTGGTAATCTTGACATGAATGGTCAAGATATTGTAACTACATCAAATGCTAATATAGAATTAGCTCCTAATGGTACAGGAACAGTTGTAATTAAAGGTAACACTAATCAAGGTGCTTTAGTTTTAAATTGTGAAAGTAATTCACATGGTCAAAAAATACAACCACAACCACACTCAGTTGGAAGTAATGCTGTTCATACTTTACCTGATCTTACAGGAGATTTAATAGCTGGTAAATTTGGTGGAACTAATTTTGCAAGATCATTTTTAATTGGACATGCAACGACAGGAACTTTGTCTTCAGCTGAAGATAATCTTGGTATTGGTGATGCTGCTTTAAATTCTGTTACTTCAGGAGATCAAAATATTTGTTTAGGTAGTAATGCTGGAACTGCAATAACTACTGGTGGATCAAATGTATATATTGGTCGTAATGCTGGTTCTGGTAATGCAACAGGGAGTAGTAACTTTGCTTTAGGAGTAGATAGTTTAGAAGATGCTTCTTTTACAGGTTCAAGTAACGTTGCTATAGGTAGATCGGCAGGTGCACAAATGGAATCTGCAAATAACAATATAGTAATTGGACAATCTGCAGGAGATAATATTACTACAGGAGATGGTAATGTAATGATTGGTGCAAATGTTGATGCAGATAGTGCAACAGGAAACAGACAATTAAAAATATCTGGTTATGATGGTTCATCTACCACAACATGGATTTCTGGAGATAGTAATGGCGTTGTAACATTTGCAGATGATATTATAATTAAAGATGGTGGTACAATTGGATCAACTAGTGATGTAGATGCTATGACAATTTCATCAGGTGGTGTTGTAACGTTTTCTCAAAATCCAGTTTTTCCAGATGGTGGTGTAGATTTAGCAGATATAGACATTGATGGTGGCACAGATATTGGTGCAGATTTAACTACATCTGATTTAATTATAGTAGATGATGGTGCAGGTGGTACAAATAGAAAAGCTGCATTATCTAGAGTAGTAACTTTAGTTAGTGCAAATATTGATGATCCCACAGCTCTAGCAATTGCTCTTGGATAATAATCATTGACTTTTTAAAATATAACGATATAATATAATAATAAATAGGAGATAATAAATGGCAAATACTTTTAAGGTAGTAACCTTTGCAGCAGAGCCAGCTTCGGCTGGAACGCCATATAAAATGTACACTTGTGCAGGAAGTACAACTACTGTTGTTCTTGGACTTATCCTTACTAATATTCATACATCAGCAGTTACTGTTGAAGTAGAATTAGTTAGTGATACAGGAAATAGAGGTGGTGCAAATGACGTTGCAAACGGTACATCATTTTTAGTTAAAGATGTGTCAATCCCTGCAGGGAGTTCGCTAGAACTTTTGTCGGGTGGTAAAGTAGTTTTAGAAGCAACAGATGAAATTAAAATAGATTGCTCTGTAGCTGATAAAGTTTCTGGTACACTGTCTATAATGGAGATAACGTAAGATGGGTTACATAGGTAAAGAACCTGCTTCAGTAGCATTAACTGCATCAGATATAGCAGATGATTTAATTACGTCTGCTAAATTAAATTACAGTGAATCTACATTAACAGATCAAGCTACAGTTACTTGGGATGCATCTACACAAGACGTATGTAAATTAACACTAGGTGGTAATAGAACAATGGCTGCTCCTACCAATAATACTACTGGTCAATTTATATCTATACTTGTGATACAAGATGGAACAGGATCAAGAACTTTAACATGGAACGCTGTATTTGAATTTGCCGCAGATACTGCACCTACATTAACAACAACAGCTAACAAAGGAGATGTTTTTGTTTTCAGATACAATGGATCTAAGTGGTTAGAAGTTGGAAGAAATAAAAATTTAACATTATCATAATATGTACGCATTAGTAGTAAATAATTCAGTAACTAGAGTTTTTCCTGGTCCAACAGGATTTGAACATAATGGAAATCAATACGCACCAGATATATTTTATAAATGGTCTAAAGCAGAAAAAGAAGCTATAGGTCTTTATGAAGTTACAACAGATAGCACTAATTATAAAAATAAAGAATGGTATAATAATACTAATGAATCTTTTACATTTGGAAGTGGTAAAGTAACTAGATCTTGGGGTACAGCCACAGCTAAAGCACATGCAGATACTCTATGGACATCTAAAGATAAAACAGACGGTAACATACCAGAAGGTAAAGATGTAGGTGATGTTGCAGTTGAAGGATTAAAAACAAAATTAATTAGAACAATTAAACAACAAGCTGCAGGAATATTACAAGATACAGATTGGTATATAATTAGAAAAGCAGATGCAGGCACAGCAGTACCATCATCTATTACAACTCATAGAGCAGCAGTAAGAACTAAAGCAGCTGAGATGGAAACAGCTATTACAAATGCTAGTGATACACCAGCTCTTGAAACTTTATACACTTACACAAAACAAGAGGATGGATCTGTAACAAGACCATTAGGCGAACTTCCTATATTGGAGAGTTAATGCCAATAAATAGTTTTTTATATCCTGCACCTAGTAACTCTAACCCCTTTGAAGTTGCTAACTCATTAAGATTTGATGATGGTAGTGCTGATAGTTTAACACAAACAGGTTCTGGAAGTGGATTTACAACAGGAACTTTATCTGCATGGGTTAAAAGAGGTAAATTAGCACAATCTAATCCACAATCAATATGGGCTTATCAAGATGGTACAAGTAATGCTAGTAGATTTTTACCTCATTTTGATAATGGTTCAGATCAATTTTTTGTTTATGCACAACCATCAAATGGTTCAGGAACTGCAATTGGTTTAAAAACAAATAGAGAATTTAGAGATTTATCTGCTTGGTATCATATACTTGTAGAAATAGACACAACACAAAGCACATCAAGTAATAGAGTTAAACTATATATTAATGGTACTCAAGAAACAAGTTTTGGTACAGAAACATATCCAGATCAAAATTATGTAGTTAAATATATGTCATCTACTTCTACGTCACATGTAGGAAATGGTGGTGGTGGATCTAATAATTATTATTTTTCTGGATATATGGCAGAAGTTTGTTTTGTTGATGGTCAAGCACTTGGCCCAACATCATTTGGAGAATTTGATTCCGCCAACCCTACAATTTGGAAGCCAAAAGAAATTTTAACTAAATTAGATTTTGGCACTAATGGATTTTATTTACAATTTAAAAATTCAAGTAGTTTAGGTACAGATTCATCATTAAGTGGAAATAATTTTACTGTTAATAATTTAACATCTATAGATCAAACTACTGATACTTGTACTAATAATTTTGCAACATTAAACCCTTTAGATTTTACAGGATCTATAACTGCATCAGAAGGTAATACTGAATTTCAAGGTGGAAGATATAAAGCAACATTTGGTGTAAGTTCTGGTAAATGGTATTGGGAAGCTAAAAGATTAAATGCACCTGATAATGCTTATATAGGTATTAAAGGAGATGATGGAGATTGGAATAATTCTTATAATAATTCTTACACAGTTTATACATTTAATGGAAAGTATTATTTAAATGGTTCAGATCAAGGCTCTTATGGAAGTTCATCAACAACAAATGATATTTTAATATTTGCTTTAGATATGGATAACGGAAAGTTTTATATAGGAGAAAATGGAACTTTTTATAACTCTGGCGATCCAGCAGCAGGCTCAAATCCAATGGCTTCAAGTATAAGTGGAACTTATTTACCAGTAGTTATAAATAATTCTTCATCTGGAACAGATCAGTATTCTTTTAATTTTGGTAATCCTAGTTTTTCAATTTCATCAGGAAACAGTGATGCTAATGGCCATGGTAATTTTGAATATGCAGTACCATCAGGTTACTTTGCATTATGCAGTAAAAACTTAGCGGAGTTCGGATAATGGCTTATACAACTATTGATAACCCAGGATTGTTTTTTAACACTGTTCTTTATACTGGTAATGGTTCATCAAACGCTATTACAGGAGTTGGATTTCAACCTGATTGGATTTGGTTAAAAAATAGAAGCACTAATAATTCACATCAATTATATGATGCTGTTAGAGGAACAACAAAATATCTTGAATCAGATAATACAGATTCTGAATATACAAGTTCTAATGGTATTTCAGCTTTTGGATCAGATGGTTTTACTATAGCTGGAAATTTAACAGGTGCAAATAATAGTAGTGATAATTTTGTTTCATGGAACTGGTTAGGTGCTAATGGAACTGCATCAAACTCAAATGGAAGTATTACTTCAACAGTTTCAGCAAACACTACTGCTGGATTTAGTATTGTAACATGGACAGGTAATGGATCGGATGCAACAATAGGACATGGACTTAGTTCAGCACCAGAAATGTATGTAGTAAGAAATAGAAGTGATGCTGCTGATTGGAGAGTTGGACAAACTGTTGCTGGTAATACTATGACAGGTGGTAATGGATATTACATGGAATGGAACGATACTAAAGGTAGCACAAACCCTGGTAGTGCTGTTACATGGGGTTCAACACCAACTGCACCAACAGCATCTGTATTTACAGTTGGAAGTAATAATGCACATAATGGTTCAAGCGATAATATGTTAGCATATTGTTTTCATTCAGTTAAAGGATATTCTAAAATAGGATCATATATAGGAAATGGAAATGCTAATGGAACATTTGTTTATACAGGATTTAAACCAGCATGGTTTATGTTAAAATCAACTTCTGGTGAGGCTTGGAATATATATGATAATAAAAGACTAGGATTTAATGATAGAAACGATCAAATTTTAGCAAATACAAATGGTACAGAGGGAGACACTTCTTCATGGAGAATAGATATTTTAAGTAATGGAGTAAAAATAAGAGGTAGTGATAGTGGTGTAAATAATTCTGGAACAGCATATCTTTATATGTCATTTGCAGAATCACCCTTCGTAACATCAACAGGTATACCCAACAACGCAAGATAAAATTAATTAAGGAGAAATATGGCCTACATAGGAAAAACACCGACAGTCGGAAACTTTCAAAAGTGCGATGCTATTAGTGTCGTCAATGGACAGGCTGCCTATACCCTACAGGTAGGCGGTTCTAACGTGTCCCCAGAAAGTCCCAATCATATACTAGTATCACTTAATGGGGTAATTCAAGCACCAACAGATTCTTATACAGTTTCAGGGTCTACCCTGACCTTTGCATCAAATCTAGCAACAACAGATTCTATTGATTTTGTAATATTATTAGGTAATGTATTAGACTTAGGTACACCTTCAGATAATACAGTGACCGCTGCTAAATTAAATAATGATATTATTTCAGGAACAACCGCTTTAACTAGCGAACCTGCTTCAACTGATGAACTTCTTGTATCGGATGCAGGCACTTTAAAAAGAATTGATTTTAGTTTAATTTCTAATACACCATCTTTTCTTGCTTATAAAAGTGGTGCTCAAACAATATCAAACAATACAACTACTAAAGTTACTTTTGATACAGAATTATTTGATAGTGATGGTACATTTGCAAGCAGTCGTTTTACCCCTGGTGTAGTAGGTAAGTATTTAATGACAGCTGTTGTCTCTATGACTAATCACCCAGCTGGTGCATATGTAGGGATTTATCCATATAAAAATGGTTCTTCACTATATAGTGAATTAGCTTATAATGGAACAGGATCTGATGCTGATACAAGAGTTTCAGCTACTCTTATAGTTGATTTAGATGCTGATGATTACTTAGAAATTTATACTAGACAAAATGCTGGACAAAGTGAAAATACAAGAAGTAGTTATGAAGTAAGATTTATGGCACATAGAATTATAGGAGCATAATAATGGCATCACTTTACACAAAAGTAAAACTTTATATAGAGGCTAACTCTGATACATGGAACGATACAAAAGTATCTTTACAAAATGATGGTTCTGGAGATTATATTAAATCTTGGGCTTATAGTTTTGATAAGCCAACAGACTCCCAAATAGCATCATACGAAACTGCGGGTAATACTGAAGAATCTAATAACACAGTTAGAGCTACTCGTAAAAAATTATATGGAGACATAGGGGATCAGCTAGATGAAATCTATAAAGACATAGATGCATGGAAAACAAGAATTAAAAAAATTAAAGACGATAACCCTAAAGGATAACAATTGATAGGAGATTAAAAATATGTCAATAATAGTAAGCACTAATGGTTTAGTAAAACTTTCAACAGCAACAATTAGTAATGATGCTGCAGTAACTTTTGATAATACTATTATTACTGATGCTTATCAAACATACAAAGTTATTGGGTCAAATATAGTTCTTGCTAGTGACGACCAAAGAATACAAGTTACTCTTTCAACAGATAATGGGTCAAGCTACTCAACTAGTGGCTATGCTCAAGCATTACATTCAGGAAGATCTTCAGATAGTGATAGCACCTCAACATTTAGAGGTGCAGCAAATAAAGAATCATTAAGAATATCAGGAACTAGATTTAATTCAGGAGCAGACACTGGAGAAAAAACAAATTTTGAAGCTATGTATCATGGTTTAAGAAATTCAGCAGCAGATAAATTTTGCACTTATATGTCAGCTTTTGCAGATACTGGTGGTACAGTAGCAATGCAAATGGGAATTAGTGGAACAACAAATGTAACTGCGGCAGTAAACAATATAAAGTTTGCCTCATCAAGCGGTAATCTATCAAGTGGAACAATTACAATCTATGGAGTTAGAACATAATGGCAAGAACAAAATTAGTAAATGGAATTAGAATACCCTTTACAGCAGAAGAAGAAGCTGTAAGAGATGCTGAAGATAAAGCATGGGCAGACGGTGCTTTTGATAGAGCAATGGAAGTTTTAAGAGATAAAAGAAATACACTACTCGCTGAGACAGATTATTTAGCATTATCAGATCATACATTATCTGCTGACATGAGTGCTTACAGAAAAAATTTAAGAGACATAACAAATGGACTTACAACAGTTGAAGATGTTAATAATGTAACATGGCCAACTAAACCCTAATGGCACGTAAGTTTAAAGCATACGTAGAAAGGCCAAAGCCAAAAAAAAGACCAAGGGTTCACAAAAAAAATAAAAATAAATCAGAAAAAAGATCACAAAAAAAATACAATAGACAAGGAAGATAATGGCAACACCAGATGAAATAAAACTACAAAAAGGCTCAGTAGCACCTACTCAAACAGAGCAAACAGGTAGTGCCAAAGCTGTAAGTCTTATAGAGAGTTTAGCAGCGGGTACACCTAGTCTACCTAAAGGCACAACAATTAATCCTCAATTACAGCAAACTGGGACAACAGAATTATTAGGACAACCAGGACAAGCTCCTGTTACTGTAACAGCTGCAACACCAGGTACAGGTTTATCAGCTGCTGTACCTACAACTGCCGCAGCACCAACTATAGCTGCACCAGGTGCATTAACAGCTGCAACTACTACAGCACCAACTGCACAAGCTGCACAAACTATGACAGCTGCACAAGTTGCAGGATCTACTCCTACAGTTACTGCTGCAACTGGAACTGTATCAGCTCCTATGACTGCAGCTCAAGGAACTATTACATCTGATGCTACAGTAAAAGGACAATTACAAACATTACAGAATGAAGTACAAACGGCATTAGCTTCTGGTAATCCCCTACCAGTATGGGCTAGAGGTGCTGCAAAAGCTACTGAAGCCGCAATGGCTAATAGAGGTTTAAGTGCTAGTTCAATGGCAGCTGAAGCATTAGCTGAAGGTATTATGCAATCTGCTATACCTATAGCTGCACAAGATGCTGCTACATATAAGCAGATGATATTTCAAAACTTGTCGAATAATCAACAAGCTAATATCACTAATGCACAAGCATATCTTAAAATGGATATGGCTAATTTGTCTAACAAACAACAAGCTAATTTAGCAAACTTAAATACTAGACAATCATTTTTATTATCAGACCAAGCTGCTGCTAATGCTGCATTTCAATTTAATGCATCTAGTCAAAATCAAGTCAATCAATTTTATGATAAACTAAGTGCAACTATAACTGAACAAAACTCTGCTAGAATAGATGCAATGAATAAATTTGCTGAAGCAGAAAAAAGTAAAGTTAATGCATTAAATACACAAAATACTATTGCAGTAAACGAAGCTAATGCAAAAAGAGAAGCTACTTTAAATCAATACAATGCAACACTAGAGAATCAAAGACAACAGTTTAATGTTAACAATCAAAAAGAAATTGACCAATCAAACGTAGTTTGGAGAAGAGCTATTAACACAGCTAATACAGCTGCAGTAAACGCTGCTAATCAAGCTAATGCACAAAACATATTAAATTTATCTAACTGGGCCTTATCATCTTTATGGCAACAATGGAGAGATGAAGCATCATGGGTAAATACTTCTTCAGAAAATGCAGAGAATAGAAATCATAACTTAGCTATGGCAGCTATGGAAAGATCTACAGCTTTTGAATTACAAGATCAAGCATCTAAAGATGCACTGTATCAATTGATTGGTAAATTTGGATTTAGTTTATAGAGGTAATTAATGATTAGAGATATATTAAAAAAAGCTACAAAAGCTGCAATAACTTGGGGAGCAGGTAAACTTGGTGTACCCACTGGTGTAACTACTGCCGTTACAGGGTTTACAGATAAATTATTTACTAAAATAGAAGGTGTAGATAGTGGTCCATTTAGCCCTGTAGATACAAATGTACAAATGCCAAGGTTTGGCGGTAGAATGGGATATAGTAGGCCATCAAGCTCTAGAGCAGCTGTAGATTATGCAAGAACAGTTAGCCCTGAGACATTATATGCTGCATGGGATGCAAGACTAGGTAAGTATTACACACAAAAATATAAAGTTGCTAGAACAGTAAAAGGAAAAGTAGTATAAGGAGATATTATGGATGAATTTGGAGAAGGTATAGGAAACCCATTTGATACCCCAATTCCTGGACAGTCACTAACAGATGAGCCAGGCAATTACCCTTGGGAACATCCGCCACAATTTGTAGAAACAGATGAAGCTGCAGATTACTTATGGGATAAAATGTCAGAGCCAGAAATTGCAGAGCAAGTTATAGCTTTGTTAGATGCAGGTGTACCTGTAGAAGCTATAGGTAGAGCAGCATTATTTGGTGGATTTTTAAATGGAAAATTTACTCCAGATGTAGCTTTTATAATTGCAGAGCCTGTAATGAAAATGATTTTAACTATAGGTGTAATGGCAGGTATTAAAGATATTAAAGTATCTATGGATGATATTACAAATAAAAATGAAATAAGGTCAGCAGTTAGATTAAAACAAGAAGCAAAAAGAATAGGACAAGAAGTTCAAGAAGAAATTAAACAAAAAGGTATAATGTCTAAGCCTGAGACTGAGGAGATTTAATAATGGGTTTTTTTGATAAAATAGCAGACGTAGCAAAAGAAGTAGGAAGACCTGCTAGAAATATTGCAATAGGTTATTTAACAGAAAAGATAGAAAATACTAGGGCAGCTGATGCACGAAATGCTAAATATATAGAATTAGCGACTGAACAATATTTTAATGAAGATAGACCAAATTTTATTAAACAAGAAGAAGAAAGATATAATAATTTTCTTAAAATAAAAAGAGATAAAGGTTTACCATTTGCTCAATTTGCAGATAGTGAAGCTGGTGGATTTGCTACTACTAATGCACAACAAACTGAAATATTTTTAAAGAGAGTAGCTGAACTTAAACCTGAACAAATAAAAAATATTGAAACGTCATTTAATGAAAGAAGAAAAAAAAGAGCTGAATCATTTGATGAAAAAAATGCATTTGTAAGAAAACAATTTCAAACTATGCCAGGTGGTCCTGGAGATATGAATGTTATGAGTGTATTTTTTCCTAACGAAGGTGAGGATATTGCAGAGGTAGGAGTTAAGCAGCCTTCTAAAATGGATACAGAAATGCAGCCAACTGTAGATCAAACTGGTGGGTTACTAGATATTGTTGATGAAACATATGATATTAATAATCCTAAACATCTTCAACTTGAAAAAATAGCTGCAGGAGCTTTTGATAAACAATTTTTTGATAGGGTTCAAAATAAATATAATTTTTCTATACCCGCTGATAAAAATCCAGATGGTAGTTTTAGAGATGCTAGATATGTAACATTGCAATTTATAAAACAAGGATATGATGATGCGGTTAATAATGGCTATAATCTTGGTTTTACAAATTATGCAAGAGATAAATTTGTTCAAGGTGTATTAGATCGAAGAGGTATTAAAGGTTTTACAGGTACATTACCTTTAGGTACTACACAAGCACAACCAGCAGATGTAGGTCCAACAGATGTAGGGGCTATGCCAGGTGATGGTAAAAAATTTGATACGCCAGCTGTTAGTAAAGTAGATGTTGGAGAAGATCCTAAAATAACTACTGAAATACCGAGTGGTGCTAGTGGATCTCCAGCAACAGTAATTAATGATTTAAGAGAAATCACAGCTAAAATAAATGATAGTCAGGTATTATCTGAAGAAGAAAAAATTAAAAGAGTAGAACAGGCAAGAGGGCGTGCTATAGAAAGACTTAAAGAACTGGGTGCGTTTAATGAATCTATATTAAGACAAATTTAATTTATAATTATGGCTGAAAATATATTTAAGGATCTCTTACCTGAAGAGGATAGAGGTTTTGAAGATAAACCAAAATCTAATAATATGTTTATTGATCTCTTATCTGAAGAAGAAAGAGATGAGCCTATAAAAAATGAATTTAAATTTTCAGATACACCTGATGAAAAATATCAATTAAACGAATCTGGTTTATTTCAAGATTTACTACCAGAAGAAGAACAAGATAAATCTCTTACAAAACTTTACACAAATCCTGATACTGAATTTGGTGTTGGTGATGCTTTTGTCTTAGGTTTAACAGATACGTTTAGAGGTGTTACGCAATTTTTTGGTGGTGAAAAAGTGTTTTTAATGGATGATGATTTAAAAACACAACAAGCTAAATTAAACGCAGCATTACAAGGTGAAGGTGGTGGACTAATAGCTGCAGCATATTTTGGTGGAGCAATATTAGATCCTGTAACTTGGTTAATACCTGTACTTAGAGGTAGAAAACTTTATCAAATGGCTATGGCTGGTGGTGTTTCTGGGGGACTAGCAGGTGCACTAGGATATGTAGATGAAAATAGTTTATTATTTGATGAAAGATATAAACAAGCAGCTGCTGGTGCTTTAGGTGGTGCTATTTTATCTCCAGCAATAGGTAAAACTTTAGAAGCTGCAGGTATTAGAAAAGTTAATAAACTTTTAGAAGAGCAAAGACCTGTTGATGAAGATATAGCAAAACTACCTGATAATTTAAAAAGAACTATATCTTTACCTGGTGAAGAAGATGTTTTTAAAGGTACAAGAAAAACTTTAGAAAAAAGTAAAAGAAAAGGTAAAGTAAAAGGTAGAGGTAAAGTAGAAGCTATTGTTAGAGAAAAAATAAAATTTAAACAAATAGATAGACTAGATGGTAGACCTGGAAAAGATACTAATAGGGATTATATATTAAGAGGCCCTAGAGAATTTTTTAAAACTATATTAGGTTCTTATGTAAAACCAGTTACAGACCCTATAGCAAAACCTATACAAGCCGTAACTAAACCAATAGCTGAAGGTACAGAAAAAATTAAAGGTGCTTATACTAAAAAAGCACAAAAAATTTATGATGATTATTTTTCAGTAGGACCTAAAGCTGGTGAGTTTGGAACAGGTGCTGCAGGTGCATTGTATGGATTTGCATTACCTGATGATGATAAATTATTTGGTGTAGAACTACCAGAAGAGTTGCAAGGTGGTGTGACCGAAAAATTTTCAAGAGCAGCTCTTGGCTTTATGATGGGATATGGCGGTATAAAGTTAGCTAAAAAAACTCAAGTTCCTGATTTTGTAAAAGAAAGTAGAAGACAAAAATTAGGTGTAGATGATGTAGAAAAAGATTTAAGTATAGCAAGTTTCTTAGCTAAAGCATTTGTTGATGGCTACAAAGTTCCTAAAGTTGTAAAAGAATTAGAGACAAAAGATTTATCTGGTTTAAAAGAAAAAATTGAATTATCATTTTTAAGAATATACCAGCAAGCAAATCAATTAACTACTGATGAAAGAAAAGTATTATACAATTTACTGGAAGGTGATATTAAATATAATGATGTCCCAAAAGATTTAGCGCAGTTAGGTAAAAAAGCTAGAAACCAAATTACTAAAATAACTCAAATGTATATTGATGCAGGTTTGATTACAGAAGAAACTGCACAAAGAAATATAGAGAGATATATTAAAAGAACTTATGGTGGTAAAGATGTATCAAAGATTGGTTCTGAGTTAAGAGCTAGGGGTGTTCTTGAAAAAATAACACCTAGAGATTGGGTTAATTCATTTAGTAAAAATAAAGCATTTAGATTAAATAATGAAGGTAAACTTGTTCGTTTACAAGGACACAAGGGTTGGGAATTATTTGGTAATGTTGATAAGGTAAAAGGTGTAGACAAAGTAGGCGGAGAGTCTGAAAAAGCAACACCTCAATTAGTAAAAAAATTAGCTAATGATCCTAAAAAAGCAAATCAAGCTATACTAACTGCTAGATGGGAATATACGAAACAAGAACGTCTTGGTATGTCTGAGATAGAAGATGGTGCATTTGCTATCATGGAAACTGGCAGATTAATGGCGCAAACTTTACCGAGATATAAATTTTATGGTGACTTAGCTGCACAAACTTTTACTAAGACTGCACCATCAGCTGATGAAATAAGTAGATTAGATTTAGTAAAAGTTCCTGATTCTACTAGATCAGGTACTATACAAAAAACTTATGGTAAATTAGCAGGTAAATTTATACCAAGAGAAATATATGAAAATATTTTTCAAATAAATAAAATTGCAGAAGGCCCTTCAAGTACTTTTGGTAGAGGTTACAGAGCACTAAATCAAGTATGGAAAGCTAGTAAAACTGCATGGAATCCTACTGTTCATGTTAATAACATGGTTAGTAATTTAGTTTTATTAGATTTAGTTGATGGCAGTGCTAGTTTTTTACCTGCAGCAGTAACAGCATTTAAAAATCAAAGTGCAGGTAAGTCTGTTAAAATATTAGAAGAGGCAAGTAACCTTGGTGCATTTTCTAGTAATTATGTAAAACAAGAATTAAAAGGTGGCATACTAGACCCAGATAATATAAAACCTGCATATTATAATGTTGATCCTAATAAAGATGTTTTTGAAAATGGAGTAAACTTAGCAGATTTTATATACAAAGATTTAATTGTAAAAAATAAACTAGGACTAGCAAAATTATCTGAGTATTATGCTTTAGAAGATTCTATATTTAGACTTGCTCTTTATATGGATAGAAGAAAAAAAGGTTACAGTAAAGTTAGAGCAGCACAAGATGCAAGAAAATCTTTCATTGATTATAATATTCAAGCACCAGGTATAAATGGTTTAAGAAATTTACCAACACCTTTTTTAGCTTACACATACAGAGTAGTACCTATACTTGCAGAAACAGCTGTAGTTAGACCTTGGAAATATGCTAAATATGCAGTGCTAGGATATGGATTAAATAATTTAGGTGAGTTACTAGGTGAAGGTGCACCAGAAGCAGAACGTGCAGCTATGACAGAAGAACAAAAAGGTAAGGTAGGTGGATTACCTTTTTTACCTCACAAGAATATAAAAATTCCTACTACAGATGCATCTAGATATGTTAATGTAACTAGATTTGTACCAGGTGGAGATATATTTGATTTAAACTCTGGAACAATACCTTTAGTTCCACAGCCTTTACAAGCTAATTTTGGTATAGCTGGAGAAGTTTTATTTCCTATGTTAGGTTTTGATTTATTTAGAGGTGATAAAATTAAGGGGCAAGGTGTTTCTGAGTTTGATGATTTTTCAGTAAGAGCAAATTTTGCATTAAAAAAATTAATACCTAACTTTCCATTTGTACCAGGCTCGTATTCAACAGAAAGAATAAGAAAAGCTAGAGAAGATAAATCACCATTAAGAAGAGACGAAACTGAATTTATGGCATTTTTAAATACTCTTGGTTTTAAAATAAATAAAACTGATGTAGGAAGATTAAGAACTATCAAAGGATTTGAGTTTAGAAGAAAAGTTAAAGGTATACAAGAGAAAATAAGAATTGAAGCAAATAAAGTTGCTAGTGGTAAAATTACTGAATTAGAATATAATAAAAGAGTTAATGAATTAAACGAGCAGTACGATAAAATAAGAAATAAATTTATTCAAGATGTAAATGTACCAATAGATTATCAAGAAGGTGTGCCTCTTAGTGAGATGATACCTACTGTAACTGGTGCATTAAAAGAACAAACACAAGAATTATTTGGTAAAAATTAAATTAACAATATTAATAATATTAATTATGAGTAGTAATGTAAACGCTGAAACAGAAAATTTAATTACATCTAAAGAAAAATCTAATGTTAATCAGCAAACTGATCAAATGTTAGGTGAAAGTAAAAATATAGATTTTGATTTTATATTAGAGCAAGAAGGTTTTGAAACAAAAGGTTATGTTCCTGATGCAAAAAGTTCTAAATCTGGCGTAACTATTGCAAGTGGTTTTGATCTTGGTGCTAGAGATGAAAATGATTTACAAGGATTACCAGAAGATATTGTGAAAACACTTAAACCATATTTAGGTTTAAAAGGTGAAGAAGCAGAAAATTTTTTAAATAATAATACTTTAAATGTTACTGAAAAACAAGCTAAAATTATAAATGAATTTGCTAAAAAAGAGGCTGTTAAAAATCTTAGAAATGCATGGGAAACAACTACAAAGACTTCATTTAATGATTTATCAAAAGAAAAAGCAACAGTCCTTGCATCAGTAGCTTTTCAATATGGTAATTTACAAACGAAAACACCTAATTTTTGGAGACAGGCAACTAATAATCAATGGCAAGAAGCATATAATAATTTATTAAATTTTGGTGATAGATATGGTTCTAGAAGAAAAAGAGAAGCTGAATATTTATTTCCAAGTTTACTTTCAGATTTAGAAAATTAATGGCTAAACAACCCAAAACAACCAGTGAACACCTTATATCAATATATGGATATATCACAGGATTAAAAAGGGAAGTAAGTTCAATAAAAAATAATCACCTTAAACATATACATGAGGATATAGATAAGCTACATGGTAAGATAGACAAGATAATCTATGTAATACTAGGTGGCCTTGGAGCAACAATACTAACATTAATAGGTTTATTTTATTAATAGGAGAAAATACTATGGAAGATATTAAGAATAAAGCAATAGAATTATGGGGAAAACATAAGCACTGCGTCATTGCGGCAGTTGCAGGTTTTGTCCTGGGTGTTATAATATCATAATACACCGATAAATGTCTAAACCTGAATATCAGGATATAATTAGTGAGTATAAAGACCAAGTCAGAATCCTCAAGCAAGAAGTTGCTGAGTTGCAGGATGCTGGTAAGGCCAAAGACTCTGCTAATAAACGTACCTTGCAAAAGCTAGAACATCTTACACAAGATCTAGATGATGCAAATAAAAAAATAAAAGAATTAGAAGACAAAAATAAAAAGGAGTAACAATGCCATTTGAGATGATTACAATGCTTGGGTCCACTGTATTAGGTGGAGTAATGAGCATATGGTCACAAAGTATTAAGGCTAAACAAGCTGAACAAAAACTACTTTTACAAAGAGCAGATGTTCAGATGAAAGGTTTTAAAGAAGCGAGAGAGTACGAGAACGTAGGCTTTCAATGGACCAGAAGAATTATAGCATTAACTGCAGTCTTTGCAATAGTGCTATTGCCAAAATTATTACCACTGCTACAACCAGATGTTAGTGTAATTGTAGGCTATTTAGAATTTAAACCTTCATTTTTATTCTTACCTGAAAAGGAAGTAATGAAATGGATAACCTTATCATCTAATAGTTTAGTAATTACACCATTAGATACTAACTTAGTATCTGCTATTATAGGTCTGTATTTTGGTGGATCTTTAGTTAAAAAATAAAATAACGCTATGGGGTATAATTATGAATTATTACTTCACAGGTGTTCTAATTATATTACTAGTATTAATGGCATTATTTTTAGAACCAGGATATAAATGAAAAAAAATATTTGTAAGAAATGTCATCACGAATGTCACTGCGATGGAGATCTTCATGCAGATGAATATGGTGTATGCACATGCGAAAATTGTAAATGCGCACCTAATAAAGAGTTAGATGAAGACTCTTTTAATGGGGCTTAATGAAATTTAGTTTAGCACTTATACTGTGTTCATATATAGTTGATTCTTGCATACCACCATATATTTACCCTACACAATTTGATAGCGAATATGAATGTTTAAAAACAGGATATACAGAATCGTTAATTAAATTAGAAGAAATAGGAGAGTTACAAGTTAACTCTAATAGATTATATATTAAATTTGCATGTTATGAAGACGAAGCACAAGAACAAGATACTTAAATATGAAAAACCCTCTAATACTAATATTAACATTATTAATAATATCTGCATGTGTAACAACTGCAGCTATAGCAGGATCAACTCAGACTAATACGTCTGGATCTAATACTGCTATTGAAGGTGGATATACATCTACTGCTACAACAACTTATCAATCTGGATCTAGTTCTAATAGCACTACTAATAATACAACTAATTCTAATATTAGATCAGCTCCACCAAGTGCAGGTGCGCCATCATACAATAGTATGACACAAGATGTTTGTGCAGTTGGGGTATCATTAGGTGTTCAAACTTTTGGTATAGGTATTAGTGGTGGTAAGCATGCAATAGACAAAAATTGTGAAAGACTAAAGTTAGCTAGAATATTAAATGACTTTGGTATGAAAGTTGCAGCTGTTGCTATACTTTGTCAAGATGAAAGAGTATTTGAATCTATGATACAAGCAGGTACACCTTGTCCTATTGATGGTAAAATAGGTAAAGAAGCAGAGGCCCTATGGTCTAAATATGATCATGAAAGACCAGACTATGATACATATGTAAAACGTATGGAAGATAGAAAGAAAAAAGATGAAGCAGAAGAATTAGCAATGCAAAAAGAATTTGAAAAAATAGAACAAGAAAAAATAGCAGCAGAAGAAGAAAAAGAGAGAATTGAAAAATTAAAAAATTGGTCAGCACCTAAATGATAGATAAATACATATATAAATTTTGTGATTTATTAGATATAATGACATCTTGGATAGATAAATTATTTAAAAAAAATAAAAAGAAAGATGAGTAACAAACCTTTAAAAATATCGGAACAAGCAGCTGTGCAGATGCCGATGAAAACAGTTGCCTCATTGATAGTTTTAGTTGCAGCTGGTGTATTTGCATATACAGAATTAACTGCAAGGCTAGTATCTCTAGAGACATCAAGAGAATTATTTGAAAATGATTTGCTTAAAAAATCTGAACAAGTACCTGTGGACCAAGAGCAGCATTTTTTACTAGAAGATCTCTATAAGTCAGTAGAAAAAATGGAAGAGACTCAAGAGATGAATATGACTAACAAAGTCAATATAGAATTTTTAAGAGATCAATTAGATAAAGCACTAAAAGATATTGAAGTATTAAAAGATAAAGTTAGAGCAAATGGAGCACACTAATGCCAGAGTTAATTATAGCCCTACTTATGATTGTCAACGGAGAAATTAAAGAACATAGAATACAAGAGTCTATGTCCAACTGTCTCAAAGGAAAAAGAGTTGCAATGAGAACTTCAAAAAAATCAGTACAATATCAATGTATAAAATCAATGGCTGAGTTAGAATCTAACATAGACGGATCAAAGTCAATTAAAAAACTTATATTAGAATGAAATGGTTAATAGCTTTTTTATTTTTATTTACTGTTGTAAATGCTGAAGAGATAACTACAGGTAATTTAATTACCAATGGTAACTTTGAAACTGGTAATGCGAATAGTTGGACTACCTCTGGTGATGTACAAGTATTAAATGATTGCTGTGAATTAAATAATGTTCCTAGTAATTATGATTTAGAGTTTGGTGATAGTGGTTCTATTAATCAAGACTTTGATTTAAGTTCCGATACTATTACACAAAATATGTTGGATAATGGTATTACATTAGATTCAACAATTGAAGTACAAAATGGCGAGTGCAATGTCACTGGGTGTTGGGGTGGGTCAGGTGATGCTGATACATTTACAAATGTATTAACTATTAAAGATGAAGAAGGTAATATATTAGCATCAAATACTACAATTAGAACTGATACAACAGGTATCGAAGGTGCTAATTTTACAGATAGATTAATTTATAATGGTGAAGGATCTTATACAGGTAATATAAATATATCTGCAACAGATGCTAATGCACCTGCAACTTTAGGTGGTCCTAATGTAGATAATATATCTGTAACTATGACATATGATGACGCAGTCATAGAAACTTCTATCGTGCAAGAAATAGAAGAAGCATTTGAAAACATTGAAGAAGTATTTGAAGAATTAGAATTTGTAGCTATTGAAGAATTATTTGAAGAGTTAATAACTTTTTTTGAAGAGCCTACTTTAGAAGTAGCAGAAGAATTTGAAGAGATTAGTTTTGAACCTGTTCTAATGGCTGTTGAAGAAATGCCAATGGAAGAGGAAATTATGGAAGAAGAAATCATGGAAGAATTAGTTATGGAAGAAGAATCTATGATTGAAGAAGAAGTAATGGAAGAGGAAACAATTGAAGAAGAATTTACAGAAGAGGAAATAATAGAAGAAGCACCTACAAAAATGGCAGAGGAACCTAATGAAAAAGAAGAAGAACCCAATAGCAAAACTACTAAGACTGCCGAAGTTAAGAATGAAAGTAATTCAAAGCAAAAAAATATACAATCGAAAGAAACAATCAAAGCTAATCTAGTAAAAATTATGGACAAAGTTGATAAAGATATTAAAGATATTTCAAAGAATTTACAAATTAAAAATATTATTAAGTTAGATGCTATGGCAAGTAGCCAAGTGTCTCTTGATGTTTATGACGTACCCTTCTATAAAAGTGAAAATATTTATTTAGATCAAATACAAATACAGGATTTAAGACAATTATATACTGATAAAAATTTAAGTAGTTATATATCTACAGATCCTATAGCAATTGTAAATGATAAACTAAATCAAATAGATATTAAAAAGAAACAAATACTAATAGAACTGGAGCAATTAAAAAATGGATAAAATAAAAAATCAACTAGCAGGTGTAGCAGCATTACTTGGAGTTATTGCAGCAATAGGTGGTGGCTTTGTAAAGTATGGTGAGATTGTAACTAAACTAGATGCATTAGAGGGAGCATCTGGTGGTAAAGATTGGTCAGCAGAAATAGCTGTATTAGAAGAAAAAGTTACAGCACTAGAGAATAAAGATACTTCTCACAGTCATGACTTTGACCATACACATGATAATTCATCTGTAAAAATAGTTGAAAAAGAAATAGAATTATTAAAAATACAGATAGAAGAAATTAAAATTAAATCTTCTAACCCTTTAGCTAACTAATGTATCTTAACGCTAATATCCCACCAATAGAATGTTATGTTCGTGGTAACTTTCTTAGGGATCAAAAAGATTCACACGATAAATACTTTGAATGTGTGGTATTTGGTTTTACATCTATCCCTAAACAAGTACCTTTGTTTCACTACATGATGACAGATGGTGGTATATGGTGGAGAGCACCTATATCAGCATTTTGTAAAAAACCTGGTGTAAAAGAACTACCACTAAATGAATTAATGTTATGGGATTCTTTTAGTTACAACATAAGTGTCACTAGATTTTATCAATTACAAGGTTGTAAAATGATATATACTTCTAGAAGAAAGAAACAACGAGAAGGTACATACTTATTTACAATTGATTGGTGTGCTGGTGACTACAATGAGCTAGATTTTGGTTATGCAGAAAAACCAGATCAACATAAGTGTGGCCATGTAATAGAATTAGATGATGGTAATTACGCAATTCAACCCAACAATAGACTAAGGATCTTTGATCCTTCTATGGCAGCAGATCCAAGCAAACCTCTCATCCATAGATTAGTTAATACTAGGATATGGTCTGTGGAAGACACATCAAAATGGATAACTGATGAAAATGAAGAAGGCAGTTATGATTATGATTATAAGGAGATAAAAGATGGCGAAGAAAAAAAGCACAGTAAATAAAGCAGGCAACTATACTAAACCTGGTATGAGAAAACGTATGTTTAACTCTATCATGGCTGGATCAAAGGGCGGAAAGCCTGGACAATGGTCAGCAAGAAAAGCCCAGATGCTAGCTAAAAGATACAAAGCTGCAGGTGGAGGATATAAGTAATGATATCTTTTATTAAAAAAATACTAGGTATTAGTGATCTAGAATATAAAGTTAGATTACTTCAAAGACAAAACTATTGGAGAGATAAATATAAAGTAAGAATATGAAAAAAGCAAAAGCAAAAATAAAAAAAGTTATTAAGGGTCTTAACAAAGCATCTAAAACACACGCTGCACAAGCTAAAACTTTAAAAGGTGTTATAGGTAATGGCAAAAAAAAGAGATCCTAAA